TTAAAGATGGACCATTAGCAACTTCATTAAATGAAAATACAAATGGTGCTCCTACAAATCTCATAGAAACTATACCTACATCAGTCCATATAAGTATTTCTTGTCTTGTTCTTAAAGCTCCTATTATTGTAGAACCCATTGATAACTGTACTCCACCAGCTTGATTGGTTGCTGTTGGTGTCCAATCAGTAATACTTTCTGTATCTGAAAATCTAACTAATAAAGGGTCTAAATTAGAAGAACCTATAGGATTACAACCAAATGCTATAACATGCTTATCTACGTCTGAAAGCATAATTTGAAATGTTTTTACTGGTACGTCACTAGCACCACTTAAACTTGTAACATTTACTGCTCTATTATCAGCACCACCAGATTCATCCCAGTAATAGACACCACCAGCTCTAGGATTTAATATAGTATCATCACCAAAATTATCTATTGACCATAATCTTAACTGATTACTTGATGTTAAATTACTAGTAGAACCCCAGGTATTTGCACCCCATGTACCTGCACCCCAACCTGTAGATTGTACATATACATCTAATCCAGAGTTTAATTGATAAGCTCCATCTACACCAGAACCACCATTACCAGTATCACTAGAATTAGCTGTTGCTGTAGCTGTAAATGTATAAGTATTATTAGTAGGTACTGAATTTATTTGATATTCTTGATTTAAAACTGTAGCTGTTATATTACCGCCTAAACTAACTGCTTGACTAAATGTAACAAAATCTCCTGTAACTGCTCCATGAGAAGTATCAGTTGCTGTTATAGTAGTGCTGCCATCAGTAGCAGAAAAAGTAATAGCATTAGTTGCTGTTTCTCGTATGGGGGTAACATCATTGTAACTATTTCCTTCTAATATATAAAATTTTTGATGTGTTCCTAAAGTAATATAGTCTGTACCTGCAGCAGTTTTATATGGATATATTTTTCTACAAGTGCCTATAAAATTATTTGTGCTTTGTTTTTCCCATCCACCTATTCTTTCAGGTCTACCTTTTCTAAATCTAACTTTATCTGCATCAAACCAGCCACCTTCATTACTATAATTAGTACCTTCTTTATTTATACCTGGTTTAAATACATATTTTCTTAATGGCATTATTTATACCTCGTGCCATTCTTTACCTGCAAAAAGCAAAGCTTCTGCTTCTCTTCTTCTGATAAGTCCTTGTAAAACTTTACCACCTGCTTTATTCCAGCGTTTTATTTGAGCTGGAACATCATTATATTCTTTATTGTTTAATACTTTTAACATAGTAGAAGCTTTTAAGTTAGCTGGACCTAAATTAAATACCCAAGATACTAAAGCATCAAATTGATTTTGTTTTAAATCAACAGTTATTGCATCATTTATATAACCTTCATACTCTTTCATTTCATGTAAAAGCAAGTTATCTGCCTCTTCTTGAGTAATAGAATCGCCTTCTTTAACGCCTTTGGTAGAGCCATATCCTATTGTTAAAACTCCTGCTGCACATTTATATGCTTCTAACTCACAACCTTCAAATTTTTTAATAAGGGATAAACCTTCTTGTGATATGTTCATACTTTTATTCCTCTTTTGTTGTAGTAACTTTTCTATAATAGACGACAACTTCTTTAAGTTCATTTATATACCTCTTTAATTCCTGCATATTATATGCCATCAACTCATAATCAGAGACTGACATAGCAACAAATACTAACTGTCCTTGGTCTTTTTCTATTTGTACTAAAAATTCATCAATGTTTTTATTTGACACAACATACCAATAAGGGTCTTTTAAATCTATTTCCCTTGGCATTATAGGTTGCACTATAGTTTTCTCTATAGGTTTAGATATTACTTCAACCTGTTGTTTACTTGGTATCAGACTGCAACTGCAAGCCATCATCAAGACTGTCGATGTTACGACTATCTTCTTCAATGCTATCAAATACATCTTTAGTTCCTTTGTTAATACGAGGTTCAATAAGACCAGGTTTAGCTGATGCTAGTTTAGTTAAATTATGTCGTTTAAATATGTCAAGGTATCTTGACATTTCTTGTTCTATTTCTTGATTACGACTTTGAATTTGTAACAAACTATTTGTTTGCAAAGTAAAATCATTTTGCAATGATTCTATAGCTAATTTTTGTTCTTGATTTCTTAGTTCAAAAGCTTGATTAAGAGCAGATAGTTTAGAGTTTTCATTCCATAACAAATAGCTACTTAATACTAAAACTACTATTATTCCAATTAAAACTTTACTCATCATTTCCCCATGTGTATACCTGTAATGGTTTAGACTTGCCTTTAACCTCTATTGGTTCTAATAATTTTAACTTAAATTTAGACTTTTTGGCAGTTTCTTCGCCTATTAATGTTCCTACTCCTGCAACCTTAGTGCTTGATTCTAATCTTGCAGCAACATTACATGGGTCGCCTATAAGAGAAAATGCAAATCTATCAGTCGCTCCAAAGTTACCTGCAATACAAATACCGCTATTAACTCCAATACCTATTGCTATCTCAGGTATGCCTTCTTCTTTAAATTTAATATTTAACTGGTCTATGTTTTTTTCTATTTCTTGTGCTGCTTGCAAAGCTAAATTATGGTGGTCATCTTGTGGAATTATTGTATTCCAATGAAACATACCTGCATCACCAATAAATTTATCAGTACATCCAAAATATTTATTAGCTGCTTTTACTTGTACATCTAATACATTATTCATAATGTATGTAACCATTTCAGGTTCTACCGATTCAGATAAACTAGTAAATCCTCTAAGGTCAGTAAATATAATACTGCAGTCAACTCTATTACCATTTACTTTACAAAGCTCTGGATTATCTTGTAATTTTTTAACCATTCTAGGGTCAAGATATTTACCAAATTGTTTTTTAACTTGTTGTCTTAATTTATATTGCTCTCTAAATCTAAGATAAAAACCTAAAGAAGCTGTAATAAACTGTGATATTAAAGTCCAAGTTACATCAATTAAGATTCCACGTTGAATAAACCAATGTCCAAAAAATATTGTTGAAAAGAATAATAGACTAGTCAATGTTATTCCTGCCGTCATTCCAAAAATATTTATACATAACCAGACAAAAATTACTGTTATCACTAAAATTAATAATTCAGCAGCTAATGACCAGTCAGGTATATAAGGACTATCTTGTATTAAGATTGATTCTGCTAATGCTGCTTGTATCTTATGTGGTTCTAACAATCCTGCTGGAGTTGCTATCTGTGGCATAACACCATTTGCTGTTACTCCTACGAATACAAACTTACCTGCTACATCCATTTCTTTTAAATTTGTTTGTGGTGTATCTACCCAACTAATCCATTTACGACCAAGACTATCTGTTTTAACTGGTGGTATTCCTCTGATTGATATTTCTTCTATACCATTATCATTAGTTTTTATAATGTAAGTTTTGACACCAAACAATGCTTTGTATATTTGTGTGCCAAAAGAAGGAATCCAGTTATTGTTAGGAGTGCTTACAAGTAATGGGATTCTGCGAACAAGTTGGTCAACTTCGGTGGGAGCAATGGCTAGACCCTGCAGTGTATTATCTTTTAGAGTGTTCAGGTTTTCCTTAACTCCCATAGATACTATACCACTAACATGACTACCTTTGACAACTGTTCCTGTTGGTTTTGGATAATTACCTTTACCATCTTCAAACATTGCAATAACAGATGGTGCATAACTAAGTGTCTGTGCAAAGACTTCATCTCCTCCCATTCTATCTGCTTGAGGAAAACTTATAACCCAACCTATTCCTATTGCACCTTGATTAATAAGCTCAACTTGTATTTCTGCTAATCTTCTTCTAGGAAATGGATATCCACCTTCATTTTCTACATCTTGTTCTGTAATATTTAAAATTACAAAATTACCAGAAGGTTCTTGTTTTTTTACAAATGTATCAAATACTTTTAACTTTAATATTTCTGTTGGCACTGATTGATATAACAAAGGTAAAACTAGTATTATAAGTATTATGAATATTAGTTTTTTCATTAATCACTTTGTGTAATAGTGATAGTGCTATTACTTCCTCCATTTACTTTAACAATATTAGAAATACCATCTTGTATAAATATAACTGTATAAGATTCACTGCCATTTAAATCTAATCTAACTGATTCATTAACATTTCTTCTCAAACTTATAACATTACCTGTTATTAAAGCTGTTATTTGAGTATCTGGGTCTTTACCCAAAAGTGTTCCTGATAATTGTGTGCTTGTTGCTTGTGCTAAAACATCTTCATCTTTCGCTATTGCTAAAGCATCTAAAACATTAAGTAAATCTTCTAAATAATTAACATCTAAAAAATTAATATCTAATTCATTAAACTCTAAACTATCTTCTTTAAGATAATCTTCTGCTAAATAATCTATATCTAAATCATTAAAATCTAATATATTTTCTTTTTTAGTTGTTATTTCTTCTTGTACAATAATTTCTTTTTTAGGTGGTGTAACAATTAACATATTGTCAATCATGTCTAAAGTTAGGTCTAGTATTACTGGTTTACTTGGTGCAGATTCAAATACACTTACTGTTGTTGCTTCGTAAGGTTTATTTAAAGTAACTGAACCCATGGCAGTAACTACTTCTATTTCGCCACTAGAAAGCCCTAGAGCATCTGGTAGAAGTATTATAAGACTACGCCCTAGTTCATCAACTGTAGCTGTAAAATCAGTTCCACGAATTGCTATATTAGCTGTAGGAGTTTGTAGTTTTATATTTTGTTTATCTATTCTATTTAGATTGCCTGTAATAAATCTTGCTGTTCCAAGACCAAAAGTAAGAGCCATTTTTGACTTACTTGGGTCTGCATCAAATATATACTCGTCTATTATTAATTGAGAATGTTCTGTCAAGCTTACTTTACTATCATCTAAAAAAGTAATAGCCATTCTGCCATTAGTCGTGATAGCTTCATCATTGCTTTGTATAGCAAACTTTAAATTTGCATCGTAAGGTTTGTCCCTTACTATTTGGGCTGAACCATTTAGTTCAGATATATCTCCAATATCAGCAGCTTGTGCTTGTACCTTGGTCGTTTTGAATGACGCAAACAGTAGAAGAAGCAGTGCCGCCAACCGATATAATTTTAAGCCAGTCATTATCTTGGGTACTCAATTGTTTTATGTTAAATGTTCTTTGTCCACCAGTATGGTCTAACCAAAAATATCCACCTGCTGAAGCATTAACCCCTGTTCCTGTATAAGTAACTGTATTGTCAGAACCATCTATATCCATATAGTTAGTAGCACCATCAATATTAATATTAGATGTTACTGTGTTATTAGAACCTTGAATAATCCAATCTAAATCAAGAGATGCTGCTATTGCTGTTGTACCTTGATTTAACGTAAACGTATTACTGCTACCAGTAACAGCTACGTTTTGATTAGAACCATCTGAACTATAAGTGTTTGTTGGGTCTACTTGAATAGTAAATGTATTGGTTCCACCAGTAAAGTTGTATAAACCTGTAAAGTTATCAGCATATATATCACCTAAAAATTTATTTGTTGCACCAATCATATTGATGTCTAAAGTCATAGTATTGCCATCTAAATCAAATGGAGTAATACTTCCAGGCGAACTTAAAAGACCACCTATGATATTAGATATACCTAATTGTTCTAAGTCTATATTAGCTCCAGTACCAGACTGGTCTACGTAAATTTCATTATCAGCCGCGAATATCGGCAATGCAATCAGCATCGCAATCAGGCTCATTAATTTTAATTTCTTCATGTTTCCAAAAACTCCTGTCGTAACCGACATTAATTAATTCTAATACAGCACTTTCTATAGATTTCATAAGTGCTATTGTTGTTGATTCATTGCGAGAATTACCTAATTCAATTTCTACAAGTTCTGTTCCCATTTCAATAAATCTAAATACATCTTCTGACTTACCATAACTAAATATAGTTTTTTCAGTCATTACTTCTATCAGTATCTCTCCTGTAGCTACTGACACCATGCGTAAGGTTACTGCTACGCTATCTTCTCTATATTGAATACTAGAACTAATACCTAAGTATCTAGCTCCTATACCACCTGTAGCAAGATTGCTTTCATAAGAAATGACAGCACCTTCGATTAATACTCCAGCAAATAATAAAGGTCTTAAAACTTTTTTCTTATCTTCTTCTGAAGATGATTGTTCTCTTGCTGACCTTATAAGCTGGCGTTCTTTAGTAAGATTATCTAAACCAACTCTTTCAACAACTGTAAAAAAATCACCATTACCTGCGTGTTTTAAAGCTCTTATAAGCAATGCATTTGGTTGTTGAGTTATAGCTGTACTAAATAAAGCAAACTCACTATTGCTTTTTCTTTGTCCTGTTTGGTCTGTAAATGCTGTAGGATATACAGCTACAACAGGTTTTATTACAGGTTTTAAAACATTAGCTAATTCTATTGATTGCAATTCAGATATTTGTACTACATCTTTAGACTTAAATCTTTGTTCATATGTATCTTCAAACTGATTAAAGATAGAACAACTAGAAAGTAAAAGTACCGATAGGAATCGTAATTTCAGTAATTGTTCCATCTGCTTCCGTTATTTTAAGTGTTAATGTAACACCATCACTTGTGTATTCTATGGTGTTGCCTTCTAGAGTTATAGTGCCTGAAGAAGAAGGAGTTTCTCCAAATAAGTTATTTACGAGTTGTCTTGATAGTTCTGCATATACTCTTGATTCTAGATTTCTCATAAATCTAGCTAATGTAGAGTTTTCTTTTTCTCTTTCTATTTCATCTTGTAATGCTTTTATTTCTTCTTTAATTGTTAGTTTACGACTAAACTCTTGATTTTCTATAGTTAAATAATGACTAGAAGTATTAATACCACTAAAACTAGGAGATTTAAATTTATGAACTATTTGGTCTGCTCTAATATTTTGTGCAAGTATAAAAGCAAACATTATTAAACCTGTTAATAATAACCATGCTGATATTCTAGCTTTAGAAATTTCTTCTTGTTCTCGTTCTTTTTTGCTTAATTTTTTTTTCATAACTAATCTTTTCTCTGGTCGTCTCTATCAGCTTTTGCTAATCTATCAGTATGCATTAGCTGTGGTACTCCAAGTATAGTCTTGAGAAGCGTATCTTGTCTAATTATCTCATTGTCTACTGACCTAACTCTATCTATAAGAGCTACTAAAATACCATGTTGTGAATCTAGTTTTTGACCTAATCTTTGTTCTATTTCAGATATTTGTGCAGAAACTTTTTCATCAAGCACATCTACTTTTGTTTCCATGCCATCAATAATTTTATTAATTAATTTCCAAATAAATAAACCAAGACCTATAGCTGCTGCTATTGGAAAGCCTACTTCATTAATTAATTGAACTACAGAATCCATTATTTGACTGGTGTAAACTTACCAAGTTCTATTAGTTTATCTCTATTAACTAAATGTTCTGCTTCTATATCGTCTTTACTCTGACCAAAATAAGCTACTGCTAAGTATTCATTAATCATAGACTGGTTAATATTTACTCCATCTACAACAACATTACCTAAAACTCTACCAAATTTACCTTTAGAGTCTTTTAGTTTAGTTTCAATAATAACTTTTTTACCTTTTTTGACAGCATTTTTTAAAAATGCACTAGCTAATTTACCTCTAACTTTTTCATCTTTGTTTCTAGTTCTACTTTCTGGGGTATCAATACCATAAAGACGAACTCTAGAACGATATAAGATATCAAAGCCAAGGTCCAAAACAACATCAATAGTATCACCATCAACAACTCTATCAACCTTGCAACTATATTCATACATTATCTGTAGCTCCTTGTTTTTTTAGCTATTTTTTTTGGTTGTTTTACGAATTGTTTTCCAGCTTTATTACCTTTTGCTTTAGCTCTGTTGGTTGCAGCTTTTTCACTTTTTGTTAAAGATTTCCATGCTGCGTCAGGTAAATATCTTTTTTTACCTTTGCTTGGTTTGCCACTAGAGGTACGCCACTTTTGTTTACCCCAATCTTTTAATGACCTTTGAGATTTTTTTAATGGCATTATTCTTCCTCTAATTGTTCACTATATAAATTATTAAATGTTGTTAATGGGTCAAGATAACTCTCGTGACCTTCTGCTGAATGTATGTGTTGTGATGGAGCAAAATCTGGTGGACCTTCTCCTGTAACCCATAAAGCAGGACTTGTAGCCCTAACTCTATTATTTGGTAAAGCAACTATGTTACCTTTCCATTCACAATCTTCTGTAATGTATACAACATGAGATTGTTTATGTTGAGCAGGACAATCAGCTATAGAGTTTCCTGTGTAATCAACTGTAAATAAATATTTGCCTTGATAAAAATTATTATTAATCTTACATATCCAAGGACTACTGCTTACTCTGTCCATAACTACAACAGAATGATTGCGTGCTTCACAGTCCCAAGGTTGAGCTAAATGGTCCTCCATAGGCTTTGCCCACTCTGCAACAGGAATATCTGCTACAAGAGCTTGTATGGGCATCCTAGCCCACATTGCACCGCCATGAATATTAGATTCATCATCTTCTGCTTCACATCCAGTAAAAACTACTTGAAAACTTAATGACCTATCTGGAATAGTATTAACAGCTATTGCTAATGCGTGTAGGTATTCTCCATGACCATGCTGATGATTAGTAGTAAATTCTTTTCTAACCCAGCATTTAAAATGCGGTATGTTACTAATAAGGTAAGACACTATTTATATCCACCACCTGCTTTTTTGTAAGCTTTAGCTACCATTTGTGCTTTCCTTGCTGACCATTGTCCAGGTCTACCGCCTTTACCGCCAGCTTTAATTCTATTAAATATACGCTTACGCATACCTGGTTTAGTATAATTGCCAGCTTTATTAACTGTCGATTTTTTTTGTCTGCTCATTATACAAACTTAGCTAAAAATACAACGCCTACAATAAAAGGATAGACAGCCCAAATCATATTATCTAACTTATCAAATCTTTTTGACCCATCTTCTAATCTTTTATCAATACTTTTATACAAAGCTCTACATTCTTTTTCGTGAGACTCTATAGCATTTAAAGCATCTTTAACTGTTGCCATTATTTTTTTGGTGCTATTTCTTTAGCTTTACCAATATTCATAGCTAACATATCTATAACTTTATATAGCTTGCCAATCCAAACATCATCTTTAGGTGTTGGTGTGCTTGCTGCTATTATTGATGAAATTGTTACTATTGCTGTAACCCAAGTTACTATACTCATTACTATATCCATTACTTACCTCCTTTGGTATTTTCGGATTTTTCTTCTTTTTTAATAACTTCTTCAGAAACTTTTTTTGTTTCTTCTGCCATTAAATTATTAAATACTGATAAGCTTGCTTTTACTTGGTCTAATTGAAAATTTAAATTACCTTGTTTTTGCAATAAATCTGTAATTTGTGCTTTACAATATTCTTGTTCTTTTGTTAATTTTTCTTCATTCATGTTAATACCTTATAGTTAGTTAAAGTTTAATTATAATGCATTATGCAATCAAATTGAAATCTTATTAACTATTATCAGTTATGTATTTCTTACCAGTAGCAATAGCTGCAACGTGAGTAGTCTTTTTACTATCTGCTGCACCTTTTACATCAGGCGTATCATCATCACTATCAACAGGTTTGTATTCTAAAATAAGTTCTAAGTGGTCTATATTTCTTTGGACCATTTCATTTACTTCAGATTGCTTCATTCCTGTAACTTCCCAACTTCCAGCTTTTACACCGTTAATTAAGTTTACGCTATCAGTTCCTGCTGCTAGACATTCTGTTACTGTTTGTGCCATATTATTCTCCTTTTAAAGTTTGTATTTCGGCTTTTAATTCGTCTACTTGCGTAGACAGTTCTTTTACTGCGTTTACAAGATACCATGTCATATTATCTGGATTTACAGTTTTACAACCAGTATCTTCTGTATTAACAATATCTGGTAAAATATCTTCTACTTCTTGTGCAATAACTCCTAGTTGTAAACCTTCTTTTTTAATAGCTGTATGAGTTGGTAGTTCTGTTATTTCATCTTCAGTTTTATATTCAAAGTTTTTAACTTGTATCTGATTAATTTTTTCTAATCCTACATCATTATTAACTATATTCTTTTTAATTCTTATATCTGAAGTTGTTGCCCAAGATGATGAATTATTACCTTGAAACATACTTCCGTTGCCTGGGGGTGCAATAAATCCTGTGCCATCACCTTTACCTACTTCTGATGTAGCTATTACCAGTTCACTTCTACCACTAGCACTTACATCTGCACTAAAACCAATCATAATATTATTACTTCCATCAGCAATAGTATCACCTGCTGACCTGCCCACTAAAGTATTATTAGAAGCTGTAGTTAGAACATGACCTGCGTTCCAACCTACAGCTACATTTGATACTCCAGTTGTATTTGAATCTAAAGCACCTTGTCCTAGTCCTGTATTATAATTACCTGTAGTGTTTGCGGCTAAAGCATTGTAACCAAGAGCAGTATTTTCAGTACCTGTGGTGTTATCTTGTAAAGCAGACTTACCAACTGCTGTATTACTTCCTGCTGTTGTATTTTGTGTTAAAGCGTTTTCTCCTATTGCTGTGTTTGAGTTACCAGTTGTATTAGCATCCAGTGAACCTGAACCCATAGCTACATTGTTTGTACCTGTAGTGTTTGCTGCTAAAGAATTATAACCAACACCTACATTTGCTGAACCAGTAGTAATTGCTCTCATTGCATCACTACCAATAGCAGTGTTATAAGATTTTACTCCCGCAGTTATCATGGTTTCATCACCTATAGCTACGTTAAAAGAAGAAGCTCCTGTACAACCTTGTCCTGCTGCATATCCTAAAGCAGTATTTTGTCCACCTGTAGTAAGTGCTGATAAAGATTGATAGCCTACTCCTGTGTTATAAGATGCTGTGGTATTTTCTTTTAAGGTTTCATACCCAATTGCGACATTTAAAGAACCTGTTGTATTTTTTGTAAGAGCTTCTCTACCAAATGCAGAATTTTTACCACCTGTTGTACAAGCGTCTAAAGAATATGCACCCATTGCTGTATTATAAGAACCTGTAGTGTTTGCTGCTAACGCACTTCTTCCCATTGCAACATTTTCTAGACCTGTAGTGTTTTGATATAAAGCCAAAACTCCAAAAGCATCATTATTAGTACCAGTTGTATTAGCAGTAAGTGCTGCTGCACCAAATGCATTATTATTATCTGCTGTTGTATTAGCACCTAAAGCACCTGAACCGACTGCTGTAAGATTTATACCAGTAGTATTATCGTCTAAACAACTATTACCAACTGCTACATTTCCTGAACCTGTAGTGTTTGC